CGGAGACCTGTTTGTTTTGGGCGAATGCATATGCGCCGAGCACCAAAACAGCAATTAACGATAGTACAATTTTTCTTACCATAATACGGGCAGACAAACGAAAAGTACAAAGAGAATAGCAGGGAAAGCAGTACAGCATACAGAAAACCAATAACTTACAGTAGAGCGTCAAATTTTGGCTCGCAAAACGAAATGTGTATTTACTTGGATTATGCTGTGATTTGATGGCCTCGGATGGCTCCGGAACTTGGATTTAGATTTGATTTTACAGGCGTGTATTGGGATTGCACGCCTTTTTTGTGCCCGTTTCCTAACGAGAAGCACCTGACGGCACGAAATCGGCTAAAAAAGGGCAAAGCAGTCCGGTGTTTAATCGCTCCTTAAACTGCCTTTGAAAACCGACGATATTTCGACCTTTCCCCGAAAATTGTACATTTCGTTTTGCTGAAAAAACGGGCATTTTCGGGATTGGACGGACAGTTGGGCGGACAGTTGGATGGACAAATTAAACCGATTCAACCCCCTATAATGCCATTTTTCACGTAAAAAACGGGCATTTTTCAGCGATTCGACCCCCTATAATACCAAAAAAGCACCGATAAATCGCGGTGCTTTTTGCTGTTTATAACTCTTGTTTTCAAACCTTTATGCCGATATTCCGGGTAAAATGACACAAAAAAAAATATTTTTCACCCCATTGTGTTGAATCTGACGCTGGCTTTTACCAACGCTACCGCCCGAATTGAATCCCTCGGAATTTCTTGCGGGGCATGATGCGGATTGTGGCTTACCAACCGCACGAATCCTTCAACCTCTGACTTCTGTACATATTTGATAGTGATGTAATCTTCGCCGTCGAGCGTGAAAGATAAAAGATACATTTCGCCCCACAACAAACAGCCGTTTGCATTGTTGATCTCCTTATATAGTACAATATCGCCGCTTTTGAGAAGCGGGTACATGGAATCTCCCCGGACATATATAGCCCCATCGCAGGGCGGCAGATCAGGTATTTGCAAATGGCTGATAGGAGTCGGACGGGTTGCATCGGCAAAGAGTGCCACCAATCCAGCCGTAGCGTCAAGTTTGTAAAGAGGTACGCTCTGTAAATCCAATTTCCGGTCTGTTCGTAAAGGAAACTGCTCGGCGACATTCACTTCCGCTAATTGTGAGTCCTCAGTGATGAGCATATTGCCTTTATCCATAACAAGCCATTCAAGGCTTAAATCAGGGAAGTTGTTGATAATTATCTTTGCCTTGTCCACTCCCAATGATTTGCCACTATCCAAAAAGCCTATTGACAATCCAGTTTGGTTGTAAAATTTATTTTTGCTAATACCCTTATATTCAAGATATTGCTTTATTTTCTCCTTTTCATTCATAAAAAATGATGATTTTTATCTTGCCATGTAAAGATAATTATCTATATTTGCATCGTGTTTCAAATATGAAACATTTGAACAAATATACAAAAAAACCTGACAATGGCGAAAATACTTGTAGAAAACGGCGAACGGGCGTACCTCGGAAAACTGTTTGGCGTGAGCCAGCCGACGATACGCCGGGCGTTGGACGGTAAGACCAATACCGATCTCGCAAAGAAAATCCGTAAAGTGGCCATCGACCGCGGCGGAGTAGTCAAGAACAACACCTATAACAAATAATCGTAATTATGAAAGAGTTAAGTATTTTCCAGCACCCGGATTTCGGGACGGTTCGCAATATGGTGATCAAGGGCGAGCCGTGGTTTGTCGCAAAGGATGTCTGCGATATTCTCGGATTAACGAACAGCCGAAAAGCGACGGCCGGACTTGATGCCGAGGAAAAGGGCGTAACGATTAGTGACACCCCCGGCGGGCAGCAATCCTTAACCATCATTAACGAGTCGGGATTGTACTCTCTGATTATGCAGAGCCGCAAGCCGGAGGCCAAGGCTTTCAAGAAATGGGTGACGTCTGAGGTTTTGCCGTCGATCCGCAAGTACGGTTACTACATCTCGCCGACGGCCCAGCTCTCGCGCAAGGAGCGCAACGCCATCGAGCGCTCCTTCCTCAAGGCGCTCAGCAAGTACATCACCGAGGAGGACATCTACAAGGTCTCGAAGAAGGTGCGCTGCTCGGACAGCCACGTCCGGAGCGTACTGGACGGTTTCCGCCGGGACAACGACGTGATGCGCGTGCTGCAGGCCCGCGCTTTGGCCAACAAGAACCAATGGGAGGACGCCTATTCTCCGGCCAAGATGGACGAGGTACTCTCGCAACTGCTGTAAATCCCCCGGCCATGAACAACACGCGCAGAAAGAGCCTCCGTGAACTTATCGAGAAGACGGAGGGTATCAAGTCGGAGATCGAAGAGCTCCGCACCGAAGAGGAGGAGTACTACAACAACATGCCGGAATCCTTTCAGGACGGCGAAAAAGGCGACCGCGCCCAGACAGTGATCGAGTACCTCGACGAAGCGATGACAGCCGCGGGTGACGTTATCGAGAACCTGACCTCGGCGACAGAATAACCGAACCCCTATGAAACGCTTTCTGAAATATTGGGCCATCCGGCTGCTGGGCCGTGAGTTCATCGCCCTGCCTGCGAAGTGCAAACTGGTCGGGTTGTGGTGGTGTCTGTCGCTGATGGTTATCTGCGGTTATGCAGAATTTCAACAGTTATGGCCGCTGCTCCTTATCACAGCAAACTTCGCGGGCAGTTGCTTCGCGGTAATGACCGTATTCAAAACAATTAAATGAAATAACTATGAAAAACCAATCACCCATGCACAAGCATCTGATTATGGCCGCGTACAAAATCGGCGAACCGTTCACCTCCGAAGAAATGGACGATCTGCGTAATCAGGCGTTCGAGCGCAGCCTTGACGGCAGTACGATGACCTCTGTCGCTACGGACGGGTTCGGGAATCACATCGTCTTAAAGTTCGATCTCTACGTGGTCGAACAGTTGAGCATCCCGAAACGCCTGCGCCACTTTCTCCGCAAATTCTTTACAGCAGTAGCGTGTTATGTAGGCGTGAGTCCCGTCGTCAAGGTAATCAGAGGTAAATAACACTTTGCGGCGGTGTACGGGGCAGATCATTTTAGCTTTCAAGGCTTTTGCTTTCGGAACGTTCACCGCCAACGAGGACTCTGCATAATCATAGAGTTCAGCAATATTCATAATCGCAAAAGTTTGTAGTTGAACGCACAAATATAGCGATTTCAGCGGGAAACCGCGACTCCCGTGTAGCTCAATGGACAGAGCATCGTGAAATGGCTGTGCACGGTCAAGTAACGAAGGTTGCCGGTTCGAATCCGGTCACGGGAGCGACAACAAAAGGTTAAACAATGGAAGTTTATAACAATAGGCTATGCGCAACGTATGACGACTTTGCCGGAATCATCAGCTATGATGCCGTGCAAAAGTCGGTACAGCGTGGTAAAATCGAACAAGTCCGTCGTGCCTGCAATGGCACGGAGGCTCTGTTCGCCGTTGATAGCCTTCCTGTGAAATACAAAAACGAGGTTTACCGCCGCTACCCCGACCTGCAAGAGCGGGCCGCGAGCAAGGAGTTTATCGACGAGATCACGCCGGACGGTGTTGCGATGAACTACTACGCGGAGTATAAAATCGACGGTACGCGCGGCTTGGACTTCACCAAGCAGCAAGAGTACGCCAACAACGCCGCGATACTCGAAGCGTTCCGCTCACGGCTCGACCGGGCCAACTCGCAGCGCATGCGCGTCAGCAAACCGCGCGTCAAGAAGTCCGAATTTTGGGCGAAGGCGGCAAAGGCGCTGCCCCGTATCGCCGACAGGTTCCCGCACTCGCTGCCCGAAAATCCGCGCCGTTTGCAGGAGAAATTTAACGAGTTCTTCCGGGGTGGTAAAGCGAACTACGAGGTACTGATCTCCGGCAAGTTCCAAAATGCGAACGCCGCGAAAGTCGAGAGCGACGATCAGAAGGCCATGCTTATAAAACTGCTCTCCGACCCTCGCAATCTGAACGACGAGCAAATCGTGATGATCTACAACGCCGTTGCCGAGCGACTCGGTTGGAAAACGATAACGGTGCGCCCGGTGCAGGTCATGCGTGAAAAGTGCGGGCTGGAAACGGCTGCCGGACGCTTGGGCGCTGCGGAGTTCTACAACAACCGCGCGATGCAGGTGAAACGCAGTCGCCCGTCACTGCCGCTCTATATGTGGAGCCTCGACGGCTGGGACGTGGAGCTCTATTTCCAGCGAACTGCTACCGACAAGAGAGGCTACTCCGTCACGACCTACTCGAACCGCCTTACGGTCGTCGTTGTCCTCGACCCCTGTACGAACTACCCGATAGGCTACGCCATCGGCGAACAGGAGAACTCGGCACTGATTAAAGAGGCCGTCCGCAATGCCGTGAACCATACGGCCGAGCTGTTCGGTCAGCGCTACCGGGCCAACCAAATACAGAGCGACCACTATGCGATGAAGGCCATGTTCCCGATCTATGCGGTTGCGGGTGACAAAGTGACGCCCGCCCGCGTGAAGAACGCCAAGTCGAAACCCGTCGAGCGGTATTTCAAATCGCTGAACGAGGGCTATTGCCAACTGTGCCGCAACTGGTCGGGCTTCGGTATCACCTCGGACAAGAAAAAGCAGCCGAACGCCGACGCGCTGAACGCCTACCGCAAGGAATTCCCCGACGAGGCGGGCTGCCGGATGCAAATCACGAATATCATCGAGTCGGAACGCGCCGCCAAACGCACCGACTATCTGAAACTATGGGCCGAGGTTCCCGAAAACCGCCGTCTGCCTCTCTCGACGGAGCAATACCTGCTCAATTTCGGTGCGGAAACGGGCTACAAGAACGCCCTCGAAGGTTCGGGGCTGAATGTGAAACTGCTCGGTGCCCGCCGTTCCTACGACTGCTTCGACCTGCGCTTCCGGCAGTACGCACACATTCGCTGGAACGTGAAGTACGACCCGGACAACCTCGATCAGGTGCTGGCGGTTAGCGACGACGGCACGCTGCGGTTCATGCTCGAAAGCAAATACGTGCAGCCGATGGCGCTGGTGGAACGAACAGAGGGCGACGGCGCACAACTCGCGCGGGTGCAGCAGTTCAACACGCAGCTCGAAGGCCACATAAAGGGGCAGCTCGCCATTGCGGGCGAACGGGTCGAGCAACTGTTCGCTCACAATCCTCAGCTCGACAACACCCTTGCCCGCGCATTGCTCTGCGATTCACGCGGTCAGCACAAGGATCAGCGCAATGCGCGCCGACTCGCGGGCGTGAACATGAAAGAAATCGAGGTTAAGACCGTCGAGGAGATCGCCCCGCAACCCGCAAAGAAAGAATCAATATTTAATCTCTACTGATATGAAAACTACCGAAAAACAAGCCATCGCGGATCTGCTGAAAGAGTACTGTGATTTGAAAGGGAGCCAGAACAAGGCGGCCGCATCGCTCAATGCCGTAAGCGCCGCCACGATCTCGCAAATCTTCAACGGAAACTGGGAGCTGATTACCGACGAAATGTGGCGTAATATCGCGGCGCAGATCGGTTACGACCCGCGCAAGTGGGTTGTTATACAGACCCAAGGCTATACCCGCATGTATGATCTGCTCCAAGATGCACAGGAGAACGCGCTGGTTCTGGCCGTGACGGGCGATGCCGGGTGCGGCAAGTCGCAGGCGATACAGACATACGCCCGTCAGCACCGTGACGTGTTCGTGCTGTCCTGCTCGGAGTATTGGAACCGCAAACAGTTCTTCACCGAGTTGTTGCAGGTGATGGGCGTCGAGGCTACGGGCAGCACGGTTGCCGAAATGGTGTCCGAGGCTGTCTACAACCTCAAACGCAAGGCTACGCCGATTATCGTCATGGACGAGGCCGACAAGTTGAGCGATCAGGTGCTGTACTTCTTCATCAGCCTATACAACAAACTCGAAGATCAGTGCGGTATCGTCATCTGCGCGACCGACTACCTCAAAAAACGCATCACGCGCGGCGTGAAGGCCAACCGGAAGGGCTACAAGGAAATCTACTCGCGCGTGGGCCGGAAGTTTATCCCGATGCCCGTCGTGAATAACGAGGATATTGCCGCCGTGTGCATCGCTAACGGCGTTACGGATCGGGCAACCATCGAGGAGATCATCGACGACTGCGATTGCGACCTGCGCCGTGTAAAGCGGCGTGTCCATGCAGCAAAAAAAGAGGTTTCAAACGGCAATTAAACGGTGTTTAATATGTGGGTAATTGCAACAGACGAAAAGCAACCGTGGTATCTCGCCAAGGGATCGCCCCGGCGATATAGGAACGGCACGGTGCAAGGTGAATATACTAAAAAAATCAAAGGAGCAAGGGTATTTACAGAAAGGCCAAAGGCTCAGGAAGTGGCATCCCTTGTTTCCACACATCACGACATAATCGTAGTAATTCAAGATTATGACCCGAAAGGCGATAAGCAATAAAAACGTCGCAGACGCGAAATTCAACCCGGCCCCGTTCGAGGGCGCGTTCAAGGCGGCTCTCGGCCGTCCCGAGTTAAAGGGGTCGTGGTTGATTTTCGGCAATTCCGGTGTAGGTAAAACGACGTTCGCCCTGCAGCTCGCCAAGTACCTCACGAACTTCGTCGATAAGGTGGCCTTCGATTCCCTCGAACAGGGGTTGTCCCTGTCGCTGCAGAAGGCATGGAACCGGGTCGGCATGGAAGCCGTCGGCGCAAAGGTGATACTGCTCGACAAGGAAGGCATCCCGGAACTGCGGGATCGGCTGGCGAAACGCAAGAGCCCGAACGTGGTAATCATCGACTCGGTGATGTGTCTGATCGGACTGCGGATGTCGGACTATCAGAAGTTGGTGAACGATTTTCCGAATAAGCTGTTCGTGTTTCTCGCGCACGAGGACGACAAGGGCAAACCGTCGCCCGCCATCGCCGAGAAAATCCGCAAGTTGTCTGATATTAAGATGCACGTCGAGGGGTACAAGGTTTTCACGACGACACGGTTCGAGGATCGGGACAAGGGCGAGGGCGGCGAGGATTTCGTGATATGGGACGAGGGAGCAGGCGAATATTGGTCAAACATTGAATAACTGAATAAGATGGCAACAAGTGTAATGGAAAAACAACAGAAGTGGCTGCTCCGGCAGTTTCACACCCTTTGCAGCAGGCTGCGCCTGTCTGCCGAGGAGAAGGCCGCGATCATCGAAGGCTACGGCGTCGAGAGTTCTGCGGACATCAACAACGATGATCTGATGAACATCTGCCGTGCGCTCGAAAAGCGACTCGACAGTAATGCAGTAAAACTCGACCGCCTGCGCAAGCAGGTGATCGCGGCCATCGGCGGCTGGCTGCGGCTGCAGGGCAAGTCCGAGAACATCGCCACCATCAAAGCGATTGCATGTCGGGCCACGAAGTCCGACAACTTCAACCGCATTCCCGCCGAGCGGCTGCGCAACGTCTACAACGCCTTCCTCAATAAGCAGAAGGATTCCCGCATGATCGACGAGCTGGTGAGCATGGCGATCTACTCGCAGAGCGAACAACGACAAATACCTAACTGATATGTGCCCCGGATTGGAACCATATATTCGGCGATACTATAACGATTGGCTGGGGTGTTCACGGCGTTGGTGCTCGATGCTCGGCATCCCGCAGGAAGCTTACGACCTTTTCGCCGATGCTCTTTTGGATTTATGCGAGAAGTCTGACGCCCAATTACAGGATTTGATTGAGCATGAAGAGGCGGGAGAGCGCAAGTTGTTCTTCTATGTCCGGCGTATAATTCAATGTATCGTATACGAATACCGGAGATATAAAGTCCGTTCGTTCGCTCCGATAGAGGAGCTTTGCACTCTTCGACATGAGTTTGAAGGCAATGCAGTTCCGGACGAGATATTCGATGCGTTTCGGGATAAAACGGCCAAGTTGCGCGCGGATGACTTCGTGGAATTGGATTACCGATATACCGAGCATGGGCGCATTTACCGATACGTCACTATACAGAGGTCTGCGTATGGCGTCAAGTCCGTGGTCAGATATGAAGCCATCTCATCAAATGGGAAACGACGCCAATTCGGCAATCGTTCTGATGCAGTCGTCTTTCTTGCGGGACAAATTCCCCCCCCCCGAAAAATCGGGCGACAACCACAAATAATCCAATTAATCTATAAACGAACATGACAGTTACACAAAAACGATTCCTCGACCAATTCGCCAAGCAACTTGTCGATAGAGGATTTAGCCGGAAAGAATACCAGCATAGCGTCGTCTTGACAAAGCACATAACGATAGTTGGAAGTGTGAGTGGAATGCTGCTTATAACATGGCTGCCGAACTCGTGGGCTGTGGTCAAAACGCAACTGAAATTCGCCTCTATCCTGCTTTCGTCTGATTTTATGGTTGGGAACCTAATGACCAGCTACGAGAGTGCTCGCGAAATTATCGACCATATCGCAACTCGGTGTATGGAGGAACTTACCAAAGCGATCAAACAACAACTATAATCCGCTGAACTATGGCAAGAGTGATAATAACCCAATCATTGATCGTTGAAGATGAACTTGACGATGAACTTATTGCGACAGAAGAGTTGCGCAAGATAATGGCAGATTTTTTAACCACGAAAATACGGTCGGATATGCAGAAAAGCGGACGTGAAGTGAAATCATGCCGCTGTGAAATACGACTGAAAGACGACAAACCCACTGTAAATTAAATTTCATACCACTATGAACGACAAATCAATCATCGGCTTCGGCTACACGCCGAACAACGCAAAGGCCGTGTGCCTTAAAACGAACCACGAAACCCGCCTCGGCGGTGCGGAGTACAAAATCATCGCCGACCCTTACGAGAGAGCGTTTATAAAGACGGTACACAACCCGGGAGGAACTCGAGTCCGGTACGATGCGATGGCGGTAAACATCCTCGATCCCCTAACAGGGCTGACCTACGCCGTCGAATACGAACCCGCAAACCTCGTCCGTCCGCCCAAGGAGTACAAATGGAGCGACGTTGAAATCCTCGTCGGTGGTCGTCGCCTTCCGGTGGTGTCGATTGACTGGGGTCTGGAGAGCGGAGGCCGGACAAAAAAGGAATGTCCGCGGGCTGCTATGGTCGAGGATGATATATTTTCGAAGAAGCCGTGCAAATCGACGGAGCAGCGCCCTGCTGCGATGGACTCGGACGCTTTCCTTCGACGCATGAAGGAGATCGCGCAGGAGATCGACGAAATTACGGATGCGAATCCGGATCTACTCAACAGTTGTTCGGTTGCATTCTTTGCCGCAAACAAGACCAACGCGGGGCGAACTACTAACGGAGTGAGTCGGGTCTGCGGCCAGCCGAAAACCATCATCGACAGCATTGTCATTCCAGCCAAGAAAAGCAATTCCATCGTGGATATAATCGTGAACGCAGGCATCAGTTTATCCACATGGTAAATGCGGATTGTTCTGACGTGTTGCAGATCTACGCAGGGGCGGTGCAGAAAACAGCCCGCCTCTGCGCAGAAATAGCCGAAAAGATCAACCAACTACGGCAATATCAACGGACAAAAAAGGGAAAAGAACAACAATTAAAACAACGAATTTTATGGCAAAAAGAGCAAAGAAGATCATTGTGTCGGGCGTCACGCGCGAGCAGATGGAAGAAGCCTTCGGCCGTTACGCGACAGCGGACGCCGAGGTGCAGAGTATCAACGCGGAAATGGACAAGGAGTTCGTCGCCATCCGTGAGCGGAACGCCGAGCGCCTCGCGGAGCTGGAGGCGCAGAAAGCCGAGTCGTTCGAGGTCATGCAGGTATTCGCCACGGAACAGCGCGAGGTGCTGTTCTCGAAGCGCCGGAGCATGGAAACGACGCACGGCGTTATCGGCTTCCGCACAGGCAACCCGCAACTCAAACCTCGCCGGGGCTTCACATGGGCAGCCGCACTGGAGCTCGTTCGGGAGTTCCTGCCGTCGTACATCCGTACCGAAGAAGCGATTGCGAAGGACAAACTCCTTGCAGACCGTGAAAACGAGGAGATCGCTCCGCTGATGGAGAAGTGCGGCATCATCGTAGGCCAAGCCGAAACATTTTATGTCGAACCAAAAAAAGAGAAGGAGGATTAAGCCGAATGTGTAAAACGCGAGAATACCGCAAGGCAACCGTCGAACTGTGCCGCAACTGTGGCGGCCGAGGTTACGTCACCGAAGAAGCCGTCGATGTGAACGGGCGTTTTCTCCGGCAGCATACGACACCCTGCCCGATTTGCGACGGCCGAGGCCGCGTCTGGAAGGTGAATGCCGGGACGGTTAAGATCGAGCCGTTCGACGGTCAGACGGAATAAAAAAACTCGCCGACCGAAATATCAGCCAACGAGTCAAAAGGTGGAAGTTTTGACAAAGATAGCGATATTTTGGAGAATGGGCAAAAAAGGTGTAAAAAGGAATATCAACACGCTGCGTCGTATCAAACTGGTTTGCGACATTGCGAACGAACATTATGAAGCTGGCGTATTGAAGAAGTGCTACAAGGCGGTATGGCGGGAGCATGTCTACCCGGTCTACCCGATGTGTTACCGCACATTCCTCAATTACATTTCCACCCCGCCCAAAGAGTTGAACGAGGCCGAAGAAGCCGAACGCCAGCGGCAACTCTCGCTATTTTAACGAACAACCCCCAGCCCTACGGCCGGGGGTTGATCGTTATTGGCCCGGCCGCAGCTCGAGACGCTGCACCGACGCTGCGGTTCCGGGAATCTTGCATCCCGACGCATCGCGGCAGAAGGCGACCCAGCTTTCAATGTCGTCGCATACCTGCTCGTGGTTGTGGTCGGTTGCGGATTCGGCCTGCCGGAACGTCCCGGCCTGCCGGACGCCGTCGTCGAAACTGAACGAGAGCAGCGCCTGCGTCACGCCGTCGATGATGTCGAAGCGTTCGAGGGCTTTGTCCTGATAACGTCCGCCCGCCTCGGCCGTGGCCGCCGTCGCGGTAACGACATGCAGCCGCATCAGAATATCGGCCTCCCGCACTTTCTGCCCGCCGTAATTCCAGCGGATGGGGTCGTATTCGACCAGCAGCGCAGGTGTTGCGAACGGTCGTTGTTTGACAAGTTGCAGGATGTTCTCGTTCCACATGTCGAAGTGCTGGAACACGGAGCGCTTGCCTTTGCGTTTGTCGGCATCCGGTTCGAATGTCGGCACGCCGTCCACGGAAACAATCTGTTTGAGCCTTTCTTCGAGGGCCAAATAAAGGGTCTTTCTCATATCTTGGTGATTTTGGTAAGGTCGCGGCTGATACGTTCGAGTTGTCGGGTCATAATGTCGGCAATGGCCCGCTGCACCTTCGCGTGATCGCCGATGAACTGTCGTTGCGGCATGCGCATCATCCGGGAGTGTGCCCGCACGACGGATCGCCGCCCGCGCACATTGCGGTAGTGGGCCGGAACGTTTTGCCGGAACACACCGCCTTCGTTATGCAAGGCAGTATAAGGTTTATCGGAGGTGAACACCACGCCCCGGCCGCGTACCTGCGCCCGGATGCCGCGCCGCATTGCCCCGGTCACGATCAGGATCGTGGGGCTTCCGCCTTTGGAGTAGACCTTCTTCGGTTGCCATTTGGCCCCGAAGAATCCCTGCTCGCGGAAGTTCTGATCGAACATTTCCGCCAGCTTTACCCGCATGTCGCGCAACACGGCAGGCATGATGTCGTTATTTTTAGGCATTCTTTTGTTTTTGAGCGGAAAAACCGCTATTTTTGCGAAAACGCATCATTTATCCAATGGACTACGGCAATTTACAACTCCGGAGCAAGTCGTTCCTCGACTTCACCAGCGACCCGGCTATCCTCGACGAGATTCTCGGCGGGCATAGCGAGGCCGATAAGGATGATTTTTTGCGACATGTCGATCAGGATCGTGCCATGACCTTCATGTACTTCGCAGACTTATGCGGGGACAAGAAATTGGCACAGGCCATCGAAAAGGAATTCGGCGAGGAGTGGCGGGCCATTCATAACGAATAGTTCTTTATTCGACCAACTCCGAAAATTCGACTTCTCTGTTTTGCAGGCAGCGTGTCACGATCTTCACCGCCTCGCTTTTAGTCAGTTTCTTCCCATCCGCTTTATGTGCTCCGCCCTTTATCAGAGCGGCCACTAACCCGTCCTTCTGCTCGTTGTAGGGCTGCGTGAACAGATGTTCCCGCACCGTTGCCAGTACACCCTCGGCGTCGGCCCCGGTCTGCTCGATGGCTTTGCAGTAGTTGCGTACCCACGTATCATATCCCGTCGATTCGCGGCTATCCATGAACTCGGGATGCTGCATCTTGCCGCCTATACCTTTGTAGAACTCCGGCAGGGTCTTGCGTGCTACGAACTCGTTTGCCAATTCCATGTAATCCGTCTGTAAGCGCGTTCGGAATGTATTTCCCGGCTTGCTCCGGTTGTGGGTTATCTCGTGCCAAAAAGTCGCCAGCGCATCGGCCTCGTCGAAGGTGATCTCCTTCCCCTGCCGCAACTTGGTGAGTCCGGCCAGTACGTTGTCGAGCCGCGCCTTCGTCATGGCGATCAATCCCCGCATATCCGTATATCCGTTCACACCGCGCTTGGTCGTCGATATTAACGAATTGAATCCGCGTTCGAACCACGCCCGGCGCTCCTCGGAAGCATTCAGGAACTCGACGACCTCCTGCGGGGTTCGCAACTCGACGGCCATCTGTTCGACGGCCTTTTTCACCTTCGCCGGGGCTTTTCGGTACGGATGCTTTGCGGGGAATATTTCGAGGGTCTTTCCGGCGTTGAACCGGAACATCTGCGCCTTCGGGGTGCGGGTGTACTCGTCGCCTATGGCCGTGGCCTTGTCGCTGTCGGAGCGCGGATAGTCGTCGCGCAGAACCTGTACAACATTGCAACGGCAATTCCAGCCGTTGGGCGGCAGGTAGCGTTCCCAGAACTTGTCGCTCGGGGGCAGGGTCACGCCGTCGAGCTGGCGATGCGCTTCGCGGACACGCTCGTCGCCAGCCGTGCGGTATTGCAGATCGTATTGGTCGCCGTCCTTCTCCCATTCATGCCATTTCACGGCCATCTGTGCGGAATGGACGGCATGATTGTATTCGGCGTATAGGTAATTGCCGTTGTACTGCCCGTCGATTGCCTTCACGGCGTTGTAGAAATCGGGCCACGATTTGGTACTGCCGTCCTCGTTGGTGAGCGACAGCCCGACCTCGGAAAGCGAGTGATAGGTTTTCAGCCCGGAGAAGATGAACACGTTGTTACGCAGCGCCGCCGTCAGTTCGGGCGGTGTTTCGTGCGACACGGAGATCGTCGAGCCGAGGACGCGGTTCGTCTCGTCGATCAGCGCACGCACGGGCTTACTTTCGAGCATCTCCGGGGTGAAGCCGCCGCTGTTGTAAACATAGCGGGCCGCCGTGTCGAATCGGCCATGATCGAAATCGGGTTTTCGGGAGGCTTTCAGCGTCAGTTCCCCCGGTGTGTACAAGTCAGCCATCGCCCGGTGGAATAGGGCGTAGTGCGCCGATTTCGCGGCATGCGTGGCGGTTTTCGTTTCGGGACTGTCCTTACCGCCGCCGGGATCAGTCCCTACTCGAAAAAACCGTCCGCACGTTTGGCGGTGATGGGTATCTTGTAGCGGTCGATGAAATACTGTGGGTCTACATCGTAATACTGTAACACCACCCGCTCCATTTCGCGGCGCTCGGAGGGTGAGAACGAGGCGGCCTCGTCCCAGTCGAAAACCAACCCCTGCAACGGAAATCCGTGTTCGAGCATCAGGGGAATGAGTTTGTCGTTTACGATGTTCTTCACCATCGTTGCGTCGGCCGCGCAGACGTTGCCGAACACTTCGAGATGCACCTCACTCTGCGAGAGCGACGAGCCGCTGTCGATGGTCATCGTTTGGTTCAGCACCCCTTTCGACATTTCGGAGTTCGCCCGGTCGATGCGCTTGTCGTAGACATTGAAGGCATCGCCCCGGCTCGACTCTTTGATGTCGATGTCCGTGCCGTCGGGGAAAAGTCCCCACGCGGCTGCGCCCATGTTCGCCAGCATCGATTCGATGCGGCTACGCTCGGATCCGGTCTGTGCGGCGGTCTTGGCGATGCGTATAGGCATGCCGAAAATTTCGCCGAACACATCCCAATAGGCCAGCATGTTCTTCTTCGAGAACGCCTGCGGCACGCATTTGAGCAGCAGGCCGAGATCTCGGGGTTTACCAACCTCGACGCACCACTTTTCAAGTCCTCCCGTGCGGTAGCTCACGCCCCGCTGGGGATCGTCGCCCGCATCTTTCACGATCACGCCATACTCTTGTATAACGTGTTTGCGCGGCACGAGCCATACGTCGGTGAAGGTGCGCACGCCGTTCACGGTCGTAACGTCGCCCAACTGAATGAGCGAGTGCCCCCAATAACGTGACTCCAACACATAGCTCACGAAGTCTGCGAACCATTGGCGCTCGAAAATCTTCATTGCCGCATCGTCCTCTTTCCCGTCCTCGGTTTTCAGCACGAACTTTTTTTGCAGGGTCTTGCCGTCCCGCTGGCCGATGCAGCCCGTGAGGTGCAGGTCGATCAGCGCGTCGGTGTAGCAGTCGTAGAGTCGGCTGCGCTTGGGGTTCTCGACATTGAGCGCCATCTGCCACGCCGAGCGCCACGTCGCAATATCTTTCTGCGTGAGGTGTGCAGCGATCTCGTTGAGCTGGATGAGGACGCTTCGTTTCTGCTCGATGGTTTTGGCCGCGCGTGCGGCAGCCATCAGGGACTCGTATGTGCGTGATTCGAAATCGGCAACCGCCTTGCGGGCGGTCTTGTTCTTACCCATTCAATCGGAGTTTAAACGGTGTTTGAAAGGTTTTTAATAGGTGTATTTGCGGGCGGGCAGGGAGCCGAACCGCACGGGGTTCTGCAGATCCTCGCCGTCCTCGGATTCATATAGCGGCAAGTCGGGCATGGCCTTGCCGCTCTGTACGTCTTTGAGCCATGCGATAGCGTTGTTATACATGATCTCGCGCTGTTCGTTGCCCATGAACTGCGGCAGGGACTGCCCGAGGTAGAACAGGGCGATGCTTACTGTAACGCGCACGAGCATCGCATTTCGCTTGTCGCCCGTTTGTGCGAAAGCCTTCGCCGTATCGTAACGGGCACGCAGGTAGCCTTCCACTTCTTCCTGCGCGCTCCGTTCGGCGTCGCGGCGGGTTTGCTCGTCGCTCTGCGTGATGATGTCGAGGGTGTCGTCGTTGCAGACGACCTTGTAATCCCGATCTTCGAGGAACATTCGCTATTTGGTTTTGTAGATGGCGATAGCCGCGATGTCGGCGACCTTCACGCCGCGTCGGTAAACCTGCTCGGCGATCAGCGTGCGGATACGCTCTTTCGACACACACAGCGGACGACCGCCGAGGTTGATTACAAACTGTTTCTTTCCGGTTCGGCGCTTCCGCTCGTCGGCGATGCGAATCTGTTTTTTGAGTCGGTGCTGGAATACCAGCGCCCTGAATAATTTTACCATAGATTTTTAGCTGATATGTGCCTGTACCCGAGCGACGGCGTAAATGCCTGCTGGCGGGTGTGCTGTTGAAGTTTATAGATGGCCCCCTCGTCGGCATCGGGGGCGTCGTCGTGCCCCGACATGCCTTTCTCGAAGCATAAGGTCTGATCGAGTCCGGCCAGCATGTCGGGGTCGTTCTGCTGCTTGGCATTGTAGTACACGAAGCCGCGCTCCCATAGGGGCGAGATCGCCTCGATGCGCTGAAATTTGTCGGGTTTCTTGCGACGGTCGGCCCGTATCGGCAACTGGTAGCCGCGAATGTTGCCCTCACGGGTGAACTCGTCGAGGATGATGTCCTGCAGGAAGTTCGCCTCGATATAGTATTCGGCCACGGCTTTCTCGGGCATCCTCTCGTGCAGGTCGTACCACCAGCGCACCATCTCGGAAACGGAACATTGCCGGACGAAGGCCGCGAGACAATGCAGCTCGGTTCCGACCTTGCCCCATAGTTTGATGGCCTTGTAGTCGTTCTTGGAAGAACTTTTGAACGAGGGGTCGCAATAGGCTACGAGATAGTCGTACTTGTCGAGCGGCAGCGGGGTTTTCCACCGTATCCACTCCTGCCGGAATACCGCGCCCTCGGTGATCGGGTTGTTCATGTACTCCTTTTGAAAGGAGCGGTAGCTCATGAACTCGGCCATCGTCTGTACTTCCTCGCGCGACCACTTCGCGGCCCATGATACGTTACCCTTCTTGTCGAGCACATTCACCTGCGAGACGTGTATGCCTTTGGCCTTCGCCATCGCCGCCAGCACGGAGTTCTTGCTGATAAGGTTGCCGACCATGATGAAGCGTCCTCGGCCGCCGTCGAGCGTTCCGAACAGGGCTTCTTTCACCCACTTAACAAGTTTCGTCACGCGGGCCTCGTTCTCGCACAGTTCATCGTCGTCGAGGTCGTCGATGACGATATAGTCGGGACGGCGGCTTCGGTAGCGCAGACCGCGCGGGGACTGTCCGCGGCCGCGGGCGAAGAATGCGCAGCCGTCGGCCGTCACGAACTTGCCGTCCTGCCAATCGCCCGCGTTATACTGCACGCCGAAGTCGGCGATATACTGCTGGTTGTATTGCAGCTCCGCCTGCAGGTCGCCGAGCAGTGTTTTGGCGTTCTCCTCGGATTTGCCGACGAGAACCATTACGTTGATCTCGCGCGGCTCCTGTATTTTCAGCCACAGGGGAATGAAAATGTCGAAGTGCGTACTCTTGGCGTGGCCGCGTGCCCATTTTTCGACTCCTTTATAGTTCGGGTTCTTGCGGACGCGGTAGGCAGCCTCGACGTGAAACGGTGCGCATTCGGTATGCTTGCCTGTCGCCGGGTCGTCGGTATAGTGCGGGAAATAGTAGTTCACGAAGAAGTTATAGTCAGTTCGCGCCCGTCGGATGCGGGCCTGCTTCTCGGCTGGCGATTCCGAACGAACGGCTGTCCGCTCTTTCACGACGAGGCACCACTGCCGCCACTCAGCATAGGTTTTTACAACGCTGCTGCCCATCGTTATTTCACTTTACCGATACTGAGCTGCTCGACGACGAATTTGTTTTGCAGATCGTTTACGACCTTGCGGAACTCGGCCGTGACATCGGGGTCGAACTCCGCGCGTTGTTCGAGCCAGCGGCCGAAGGACATGAAACACTCCATGTAATCGACGACGGACACGTCTTTGTCGAGAGTCTTTATTGTTGCGGCCATCTTCGCCAGTTGGTCGCTGCTGCTCCCGACCACCGCAGGGTCAGAAGTTTTGCCGAGGTTCTCGGCCACATTGTTTATAGAGCGCAGAACGTTGTTCACGACTTGCTTTCGTGTCAGCGACTGCGCTACTTTTTTTTCTGCCCAGCACCCGGCTGCAACCCACGCGCCGATGGTGTTCTTCGACACACCTACCTTCTCGGCGATGATGTTCTGCGGCGTGCCCTGCATATACAGAAGTTCGGCGAACTCCTTCAATTCTCCGGCGATTCTCTTACCCATTCATACGAAAAAAATGATGCCCCGCGAGGGCGTTCGACGGGGCAAAGTTGCGCCATAAACAGAAGTATGTAAAATGAAGTGTAAGGTTTTTACACTCCGATTGTTACGTCGGATTTTGCCCTGCATCTTTGCATCCGAATCGCGGGGTGGAGCAGTTGGCAGCTCGTGAGGTTCATTCCCTCAAGGCCGCGGGTTCGAGTCCCGCTCCCGCTACAAACCTTTTTTGCATCCGAGGCCGACCGACCCGCCGACGTTCTGTCGGCGGTGTCCGAGGCCATAAAAAAACAGAATGGCAAGAGAAGCAGTCATTACCAGCAACAGCGTGAACGCTTACGGCACGCGAGTCCTGACCGAAGGTCTCGACATCTCACAGTATGAGAAGAACCCCATCGTGCTGTATATGCACCAGCGGGGGATTCCCATCGGCACGATGAACGACCTGCGCATCGAGAACGACCGACTGATCGGTACACCGCAGATCGACGGCGACACCGACGAGGAGAAAGTAATCGCGGCCAAGTGGGAGCGCGGTACGCTGCGTATGCTGTCCGCAGGTATCGAAATCCTCGAATGGTCGGACGACCCGCAGAACGTGGTGCAGGGACAGACCCGCCCGACGGTCACGCGCTCGAAACTCGTCGAGGTGTCAATCGTGGACGTAGGTGCGAACGACGACGCCTTACAGGTTCGCCTGTACAGCGGTGGCAAGCTGCTCACACTCGCGCAGGGCGAGGACAACGACCTGCTGCCGCTTCTCAAACCCGACAACGACAAACCCCAAAACAAGACTTTTCAGATGAATGAGATTTTAATGTTGCTCGGCCTCCCGACTACGGCGACCGAAGCAGATGCAGCGACTGCAATCCGGGCGCTGAAAACCGAGAACGAGACGCTCACGCTGGCCCGCATCACCGATGCCGTGACGGCGGCGAAGGACAATCGTCAGATCACCGAGGCGCAGATGCCGAAGATGATCGAGCTGGGCAAGAAGGCCGGCATCGACACGTTGCGCGACACGCTCTCGATGATGACGCCCGCCGCTAAGCCGTCGGACTTCCTCGGCGGTGACAACAAGCTGCAGGGCGGCACCGTAACGCTCTCGTGGGACAAGCTCTCCGACACGGAGAAGATCGAGCTGCGCGAGCAGAACCGCCCGGAGTACATCCGGCTCTACAAGGCCCATTACGGTATCGAGCCGAACTTCAACAACTCCCTCAAGTAGATTCACCTCTAAACATTCCCTTTTCTGAATGAGAAAATTCCTTTTTGCCCTTTTGGGCGTATTCGCGGTGCTCGGTGTCAATTCCGCAGTCGGAGCCACCATCGCCTGCGTATTTGACTTCAACACCATTGCGGGCGTCGCAGCCGTGAACGGCGTATCGCTGGTCTCGGCCCTCTGCGGTGGCTTCATGCCTTCGGGCGTGCTGGCGGCGGGCATCTATCCCGAGGCATGGACGGGCGAACTTATCAAAGCCTTCCGGACAGCAGCCGAAAGCATCGGCTGGTACAATGCCATCCGCGCTTACGACTCTTATGTGAAAGCCGACGCCATCCACTTCGTCGATGTCGGTGCGGATCCCGAGATTTTGGTAAACAATACGACCTACCCGCTGACCGTACAGGAACTCCCCGACGGTGACAAGTCCGTGCAGCTGGATAAATTCCAGTCGCGCCCGACGCCGATCACCGACGATGAGCTGCATGCCATCGGTTACGATAAGATGGCCCTCGTGATCGAGAAACACAAGGACATGTTCTTCGAGAAAAAGTACTCGCGGGCCATCCATTCGCTGGCTCCCGCGGAAAACACGGCCAAGACTCCTGTAATTACCACCACGGGGGATGCCACGCCCGACGGCCGCAAGAAACTGACCCGCGCGGACATCGTGTCGCTGAAAAACAAGTTCGACAAACTGCGAATCCCCAGAGAGGGCCGCATCCTCGTCCTCTGCGCGGATCATGTCGCCGACCTGCTGGAAACCGACCAGCGCTTCGAGAAGCAGGTGTACGACTACACCACGGGCAAGATCGCCAAGATGTACGGCTTCGACGTCTACGAGTACGACGAGTGCCCCTACTACGACACCACGACGCTCAAAAAGAAGGCATACGGTGCCGTTATCGGTGAGAACGACTGCCAGTGCTCGGTAGCTTTCACGACCAAACGCGCCATGCGTGCCGATGGTTCCACGAAATCCTACCTGCGTCCCGCCGAACTCGACCCGGAGAACCAGCAGAACATCTTCTCGATGCGCACGTACACGATCTGTCTGCCGCTGCGTAACGAGGGCTTCGGAGCTATCGTGAGCGCAAAGGCAGCATCGGCAACCTCTGCGGCATAATACAATGAAAAAGGCTCTGCAATATCTGGTCATTCATTGTACCGCACCCCCCGAAGGCCGGGAATTGTCCGCCGCCGATATTCGGCGGTGGCACACGGCCCCCGTGTCAGAGGGCGGCCGGGGCTGGCGTCAGGTCGGATATACAGACCTTTTCCACTTGGACGGCACGGTAGAGCGGTTGGTCGGGAACAACGAGGACGCATTCGTGGATCCGTGGGAAATAACGAACGGCGCGGCTGGTTACAACGGTGTGGCGCGGCATATTGTGTACGCTGGCGGCTGTGCCGCTGACGGCAAGTCGCCGAAAGACACCCGAACACGCGCACAGCGAGAAGCCCTGAAGAGCTATGTTATCGACTTCCACGCGAAAAACCCGAATGTGAAAATCGTCGGCCACCGCGACCTGCCATCCGTCCGTAAAGCCTGCCCCTCGTTCGACGTTGCGGCATGGCTGAAATCTATCGGAATCGAATGACTACGGAACTGACACTCGCAATTATCGGGATTGTTTCAGCTCCCATCGGGGGCTGGGTCGGCGCTATCCTGATGCGGCAGAAATACAAAGCCGAGATCAAGAGCCTGCAGGCCGATGTGGATAAGAAGCAGGCCGACAATCAAGGTATCGAACTGAATAACGTCCGACAGGGCAACGAAATACTTATGGAGCAGATCGTGAAGCCTCTGAAACTGGAAATAAAGTACCTACGGCATGATGTCAATAAATTCCGCAAGGCAGTTGAGAAAATACCGGGCTGCGCTCATGCTGCCGAGTGCCCTGTTTCTCGTGAGTTGCTCACCGTTGAAACAGACAGCGGCGACCCGGATCCGGAACAACGATAGCGCACACGAACAGCTCGCCGCCAACCGGGAGATCACGCGCGACAGCATTTTCTTCCGGGAGTTGTGCGAAGCCTTGCGCGGGCAGCTCTCCATCGAGCGGACTCGCAACCGTGCCACAGCCGAGGATGTCGAAACCGTCACACGGGAGTACGACACGAGCCGCCCGGCCGATACGCTGACCGGGAAGCCGCCGCTGCTGCGGGAAACGATCCGGCGACGCCACCGCTCCGACTCGGTGCAGGATTCGAGCCGCCTACGGCAGACGCAGACACGCGACACCCACACGACGGCCGGGGGCATAACGCAGGAACGGAACCAACTACAACTCAGCGAGGAGTCAGACCAGCAGACGGCGACCGACACCGCGACCACGATCAAGAGCCGCCGCGGCCTTACATGGTGGCAGAAGGCCCTTTGCTTCATTGGCCTGCTGACGCTGATATACATTTTTTACCGCTTTTTCAAGAACAAATAACCCATCGACCAATGGCAAACAAGAATACGAAAGCCGCGTCCCACAAGGCCGCTGCGACACAGAACCCCGAACAGATCCCGGCCGAACAGCCTGCGGACATCGCACCCGATCAGCCGCAGGCAGCCCCGGAACCGGACGGCAGCGAGGCTCCCGAGCTGGCTCCAGCTTCGACCGAGCAGCCCGACACAGCCCCCGCCCCCGAACCAATTCCCGCCGAACCGTCGACCCGGCCCGAGAAGGAAGCCCCGGCAAAGAACGTCGCACGAAGCTCGGGTAAGGCTCCGGCCGCGAAGGCCAAGACCATCCGCGACACCGCAGCGCAGGCCGTGGCCAAGCAGGTGTTCCGCAGCCACCCCGACAAGCAGACGGTCTATGTGGCCTCGGATGGCACGGCCTTCTTCAACCGCTGCGACGCCGTAAACTACGGCCGCACGCTCAAGGACACGACCGTTGTCGAAGTAACCAATCAAAACCTCAAAGCCTGATGCAGTCATTGACATTTGAACGCACGAACGGCAACATCCCCCGCAAGCTGACGGGCGAAGACCATATCTCGGGGATCATGTTCTACACGGATACGCTGCCGTCGGGATTCACCGAGACGGAGCGTATCAAGGCCGTTGCGCAAATCGAGACGGCCGAGAAGCTCGGAATCACCGCCGACGCCGAAGCGTGGAGCGTGCGCCTCGTGCATTACCAGCTCTCGGAAATATTTCGGCTCAATCCGGGCATCAGTCTCTACGTGGGCATCTTCCCGAAAGCCGAAGGCACTAACACCTATGCCGACGTGAAGAAGATGCAGAACTTCGCCGGAGGTCGGCTTCGGCAGATAGGCGTCTGGGAGGGTGACGTGGCATTCTCGAAGGAGAACCTCACGGCCCTGCAGGGTGTTGCAACAACCCTCGAATCGCAGGACATGCCGCTGAGCATCCTCTACGCCCCGAAAGTCGCGGCCGTCTCGTCCCTGCCGACGGATGCCGCCGGGGACAAGGAGCGCGTGTCGGTCATCATCGGCCAAGCCGGAGGCTCCACGGGCGCGGCGCTCTATGCGGACGAAGACAATACGACGGCGAAAGCCTCCGTCTCGGGGCTGGGCGTCCTGCTCGGCATCGTCTCCAGTGCCTCCGTGCAGGAATCCCCCGCGTGGATCGAGAAGTTCCCCACGGGTATCGACGTCCCCGCCTTCGGAGACGGCACGCTGCTCACGGCCCTCGACCGCACCGTCGTCGAGTCACTCGATACGGCCCGCTACCTGTTCTTCGTGACCTACGCCGGACTGTCCGGGTCGTACATGAACGACTCGCACACGATGGATGCACCGACGAGCGACTACGCTTACATCGAGAACGTCCGCACGATGGACAAGGCCGTGCGCGGCATCCGCACCTACCTGCTGCCGAAGCTCGGCGGCAATGTCTACATCGACAAGGCTACGGGGCAGTTGCAGACTCACAGCGTGGAGTTCTTGCAGACCACGGCCCAGAAAGCCCTCGAAGATATGGAGAAGGCGGGCGAGCTGAGCGGCTACGCGGTCGAGATCGACCCCGATCAGAACGTGCTGTCCACGTCCGAGATCGAGTTCGTAATCCGGCCTGTCGGCGTCGGTGTCGTGCGCCGCTTCAAGGTCAAGATCGGCTTTGCCGAGAGTGTCTAACCTCAAATCCAACACAGAATGGACATCAGAAACGGAACGCCTCTGATTAACGGCGTAGAATACGCTTGGGGCGACATCGTCGCCGCAGCGAACGGCGTGCCGTTCGTCGGCATCACCGCAATCAAATACGGCGACAAGCAGGACGTGCAGAACAACTACGGAGCCGGACGGCATCCCGTGTCCCGCTCGAAGGGGCGCATCACACCGTCGGGGGCGATCACCCTTTACAAAAGCGAGATCGTGGCTTTGCAGCGGCAGGCCCCGAACGGCCGCCTGCAGGACATCGCACCCTTCGACATTACGGTCTCCTACCTGCCCGAAAGCGGTATTATCACGACCGACAAGATTCGCAACTGCCAGTTCGACGAGAATAAGGTGGACTGGAAGGAAGGCGACCTGAACCAGCAGGTCGAACTCGCGCTGATCCCCTCACATATCGAGTGGGGCCAGCCGAAAGCATAACCCAATCATCAATCGACTATGGAGAACAAACAGGAACAGAACACAAAGGAACTGGCCGCCAAACGTGCCAAATACCCCGTCCTCGACGGCGGCGTCACAGACGAAATGCGCCAGTCATGGAAGCAGGCCAACGGCCGCGTCGTTACGGTAGATGTCTTTGACGACATGGCCGAGGAACACCATATCGCTTATTTCCGCCGTCCGACGATGGACGTAATGTCGGCCGTCAATGCCGTGAGCAAGCAGGACGAACTGAAAGGTGCCGACACGATGTTCAAGAACTGCTGGCTCGGCGGCAGCCCGCTCGTTCAGAGCGATGCAATTCTCAAAACATCGGCCCTCGGTGCACTGGGCAGTCTGTTCGCTACCTGCCACACGGAAATAAAAAACTTGTAGGGGCGCACACCCTTTCGGACATCGAGGACGAGCAGACGATTACGAAGGGGTGCGCCCTGATCCGGGCGAATTTTCACATCGACCCCGGCACGCTGACCTATGACGAGTGGGCGGGACTGTACGAGCAGGCCGTATGGCTGGAACGAACGCGCCTCCTCGCGCTCGGAAAACTGTTAGAGAAACTTTTTGCGGACGAATCCAAGTAGTGAATGAGCAGCTACGCATTTAACTATTCCTTCAATATCACGGGCAACTGCGATGTTGTCGTGCAGGGCATCACGCAGGGCGTGCAGAACCTGAACGACAAAATCCACAAGTCCGTCGGGCTGTGGGATAGCTTCGAGGGCAAGCTGCTCGCGCTGAATCAGTTCACGCAGTACATCGAGGGTGTGGGTCGGACAATGCAGGAAACCCTGCAACCCGGCGCGGCGCTCAACGCTTCGTTGGCCGACCTCTCGGCCATATCGGGCGAAACGGGCGCAAGCCTGCGGACAATCGAAGGCTATGCCCGCGATACGGCGAAGGTGTTCGGCGGCTCGGCGGCGCAATCCGTCGAATCGTACAAGCTTCTGCTGTCTCAGCTCTCGCCCGAGTTGGCGAAGTACCCCGATGCGCTTCGTGCGATGGGCGACAACATCGCCATTCTGAGCAAGACGATGGGCGGCAACGCCACGGCTGCGGCCGAGGTGCTGACTACGGCCATGAACCAGTACGGCGTATCGCTGGCCGATCCGATGGAAGCCAGCCATAAGATGGCCGACATGATGAACGTCATGGCCGCCGCGGGGCGTGAAGGGTCTGCCGAGCTGCCGACGATTAAGGTCGCATTAGAGCAGTGCGGTATGGCGGCGAAAGCTGCCGGAGTGTCGTTCGAGGAAACCAATGCGGCAATTCAGGTTCTCGACAAAGCGGGTAAGAAGGGCGCCGAGGGTGGTGTCGCTTTGCGTAATGTTATGGCAATACTGAGCCGGGGGCGTTTCCTGCCGAAAAACACACTGGAGGAATTGCAATCCGCAGGGGTGGACATCACAGCCCTGACGGATAAATCCCGGTCATTGGCTGAACGTCTTACGCCCCTGAAGGCGGTGATGAAAGATTCTGCGCTGTTCTCGCAACTTTTCGGTATGGAGAACAGCAACGCGGCGATGGCCCTTGTGCAAGGCATCGACGAAGTGCAGCGTTATCAAACGGCTATCACTGGAACGAATACGGCTGTCGAGCAGGCCGGGATCATCATGGGAAGCTACAACGAACGGCTCGCCCGCGTGCGGGCCAAGTTCGACGATCTGAAAATCTCGCTGTTCAACGCCTCGGGGGACTGGGGGATTTGGGTCGAGGTCATGGTAGGTTCGCTTGTGCCGCTGGCGCAAATGACGCCGCTGCTGCTGGGCGTCGGAAAAGGCATCGCTTTCATCCGTTCTTTGAATTTCGCCGGGATGTGGCACGGAGTCGTCGGCATGATGGGCCGGGCCATCTTGTCGCTGCAAATGTATAACGGCTATCTGAGTATCGGCCGCGTGCAGGCGCTGGGTTTCATGCGCAACATCGTGCAGGCGACCGTCGCCACACTGCGCTTTGCCACCGTGGGAATATGGTCTGGCATCAAGGCGCTGGGGGCTTATGTCCTTTCGCTGGTAACTGGCGGTGCGGCATCCGTCACGTTCGCGGGTGTCGCCTCTGCGGGCTTCACGGCGTTCAAAACGGCGGCCGTGACTGCATGCCGGGCCGTGGGCGTGGCGATTATGAACGTCCCGATCATCGGATGGATTGCGGCGGCTATCGCCGCGCTGATCGCTGTGGGTACCTATTTCTGGAATACGTCAGTGAAGTTCCGGGCCACGCTGAAGGGCCTTTGGGCTTCGTTCAAAGCCGTGTTTACGGGTATTTGGAACATGGCTAAAACCGTGTTCGGCGGGCTGGGCGACCTGATCGTCGCCGCGTTCAAGTTCGACGGCAAAGGAATCCGGGCCGCGATTCAGAAAATGAAGGGCGGGTTCTCGGACTTCGGGGCCGAGGTCGGCGGGGCTTTCACGAAGGCTTACGATGCGGAGATCGCCAAGTCGAAAGCCGATGCCGCAGCCAAAGAGCAAGCCTCGTCAGGTGTCGAAACCACGACCTCCAGTCCTAAACCCGATCCCGATCCGCTGACCGGGGGCCTGCAAAGCATCGGGACTACAAGCGCAAAGGCCGACAAGGTTCGCAATATCACCGTGAACATCGAGAAGCTGATCGACCGCTTCGAGGTCAATACGACCAATCTGCGCGAGGACATGGGTCGGGTGAAAGAACTGGTTGCCGAAGCCGTGTTAAGCGCCGTAAACGATGTAAACCTTGCTATGTGATGGGAAATTTCGGAGTCATAAGTTTCGGTTTTGTAGCGGCGGGTGTCGCGCAGCAGGCACGCTTCGCCCTCTGCCGCTTTCAGCCATCGCAGCAAAACACCAAAGCTCCGTCATGGGAAGGCCACGGCGGAGACATCGCAGGACACGACCTTTCCGTACCGATCACCGACCGCAGCTATTGGGAGAGCCGCTACGTGCTGACCGAGCTGACGCTGCGCCGCGAAGATGGCCGCACGCTCGTTGTGAACGACGCAGTCGTGAATATATCACGCGAGAAGCACATGGTTCGCACGACGCTCGTCGGGCTGGACGGGACGATCAAGGAGTACATTTCCAACGGCGATTACGACATCAGTATAACCGTGGGGATCGTGGCCGTGCGCGACGGCGTGATTGTAGACGACTATCCCGAGGAGGGCATCCGCGAAGTGAGGGAGTTCCTCGACGAAAACAAGGCTATCGAAGTGTCGAGCGTGTTCTTCGAGCTGTTCGACATCAGCCGTATCGTGGTGACACGCTTCGCGCTCAGCCAAGACACGCACTCGAACCGTCAGACTATCGACGTGAAGGCCCTCTCCGACGAAGACTACGTAATCAAAAACACCGACTATTAAACACCGTTTAAAGACCCTTTAAACAATGTTTCGGCTGACTGCGAAAATTGAGATCAAAAGCACGAAAACGTGGCGGTTCGATAAGGTCGCCGGGGTGGAGATCACCCGCGACATCGACACGCTCACCGATACGTGCGTCGTGACGCTGCCGAAAAAGGTTCGCTGGCTGGGTGAGAGTTCCCTGCCCATCAAGCGGGGCGACGAGGTGTCGGTGTGGCTGGGGTACGACGACGAACTGCAATTCGCCTTCCGGGGTTTCATTACGACGATAGGACTGAAAAATCCCACCGAGATACATTGCGAGGATTACATGTTCCTGTTCAAATCGCGGGATGCGAAGAAGATCGCCTACAAGGCGGCCACCATCGAGCAGGTTCTACGCGATCAGAACCTCGGCGTAAAGTACAAGGTGTTCGGAGAGCAGCACATCGGACAGTTCCGCGTCACGGCTTCCACCGTCACCGAGCTGCTCGGACAGTTGAAAGATCAGGGCGGCATCCGGTCGTTCTTCCGCATCGAGGACGGCGAACCCGTGTTGTATTGCGGGGTGCTGTTCGAACGGGACACGAAGTGCAGGCAGGTGTTTGCAACCGGGGTGAACCTGATCGACGACGCGCAGCTCGACGTGCAGAACGCCGCCGACGTAAAGATCAAGATACGGGCAATATCCCTGCGGCCGAATAACAAACGCATTCGCGTCGATGTCGGGGACGCCGACGGCCAGCGCCGCACGCTGCACACCTACAACAAGGACGAAAAGGAGTTGAAGGCATGGGCCGAGCAGGAACTCAAACGGCTGAAACGCGACGGGCTGGCCGGGACATTCACCACCTTCGGGGCCGTGCTGATCGACAAGCTCGACAACATCGGCATCAAGATCGACGGGGTGCGCAGGGGCATATATCAGACGGATAAAAACGTGATAAAATACGGAACGGGCGGGTTCCGGCAGGAAATAACAATCGGATTAAGGGTTTCGGAATGACACTCAAAGAGGCTATACGGGTTCTCGCCATGTCGGGGGCCGAGTTGTACTGTAAGATATGCACGGTGGACAGTGTGGACGCCGAGGCCCGCACGGTGGACTGTACGCCCATCGACGAGAGCGCCCCGCTGGTGGGCGTGAACCTGCAAGCGTCGCAGGACAGCTCGGTCGGAGTCGTCCTGTTTCCGGCCGTGGGCAGCTATGTCATCGTGGCGTTCATCACCCCGGCCGTGGCGGCCGTAGTCCTGTGCGACAAGATCGACAAGGCCCAGCTCTCGATTGGCAAGACGCAGATCACCGTGGACGCTGAAGTCGTGGACACCTCCCTCGGCGACACGTCCTTCCGAATCACTTCCGAAGGTGTGCAGTTCAACGGCGGGAAACTCGGGGGGCTGCTGAAGATCGAACAGCTCACGGAGAAGTTCAACGAACTGATCCGGGCATTCAACACCCATACGCACACGATACCCGTCGGTGGGGTGCCTGTCACAGGAACCGCAGCAGCGCAGTCGAACCCCGCCCCGGTGGAGGTTCCGGCCGTCACTCAGGCTATGCCCGAGGTCAAGGCTTCGGACTACGAGGACGCGAAGGTAAAACATTGAGGCGATGCGAGGAATAATGACAGACCCCGAAACGGGCGATTTAAAGGTAAACGCCGGGCGGCTGGCCGTCGGCGACACCACGGCCCAAACGGCCGAGTGCGTTCTGAGGGCCGTGCGCGGGGAGTTCAAAGAGCACCCGCTTATCGGGGCCGAGATATTGAAGATGCTCGGCGGCTCCCCGAATCCGATGTGGAAAGCGGATGCAAAGACCATGTTACAGGCGTGCGGCGTGTCCGTGTCGCGCGTCGAAATGAAGGACGGACAGATAACGATCGAGTATAATGGCGAAAATAACACCATCGGATAGGCAGAGCCTCTTGGACATTGCGCTACAGACCAGCGGCGGCGTCGAAGCGGCCTTCGACCTCGCAGCGGCAAACGACGTGAGCATCTCGGAACCGCTGGAGGCGGGAGTGCAGCTCGAAACGGTTCCCGTGGCTGACAAGATGGTACTGGAAAGATACACGGCCCGGCAGATACGCCCGGCGACAGAACTCTCGGACGAGGAAACCGAAGCAGCTCCCTACGGGGGCATCGGCTACATGGGGATTGAAGTTGATTTTATGGTACGATGACAATAAGAACGATAGCGGAAATCAAAGAGTCCATCGAGGCGGACTTCATGCGCAACGAAACGGCGGCGAAGGTCTACGGCTTTACGACCGGAGAAAGTTTTACGGCTTTCTTCGGCAAGCTGTCGGTCGAAAGCGTGCTGTTTTACATCTTCGCCGTGGCGGCATGGGTACTGGAGAGTATGTTCGATTCGTACAGCGCAGAGGTGGACGCACGTATCGAAGAGATCATCCCTCACCGTCCGAAATGGTATCGGGATCGGGTACTGGACTTTATGAAGGATCGGACGCTGATTCCCGACACGGATCGTTACGACACGACGGACATGACCGAGGATGCCATTGCAGCGGCGCAGGTCGTCAGGCACGCCGTGGCCACCGAGAGCGCCGACGCCTCGCTGCTGACGATCAAGGTTGCAGGGGAACAGGGCGGCCGCCGCTGCAAGCTCGACTCCGAAACCGAATCCCAGCTTTTGGCCTACATCTCCCAGATCAAGGACGCCGGGGTACGTACGGCACTGGTGAACATCGACCCCGACCGTTTCTCGTGCGAAGCGGACATCTACTTCGACCCGCTGCTGCTCGCAGCCAATGTCGAGACCGCATGCCGCGAAGCGATACAGAACTACGTCGAAAACCTGCCCTTCAACGGCGAATATACCAACATGGCCCTCGTCGATGCGCTCCAGACGGTCGAAGGCGTGCGGATCGCGGAGTTGCACGGGGCTACGACCGTGGCCGCCGGAGAAACGGTCGTGGTGCCCATCGACGCGCGGTGTGTTCCGGCAGCCGGATATTTCGAGATGGGCGATGTCAAACTCAACATGAAGGTCTACAATGGGTAAATACGACATCAACGTAAAACGGCTGGCGCTGCTGTTGCTGCCGACCTTCCGGCGGCGGCCGCTGATGGCTGCCGTGGCCTATGCCGCCGTGTCGCCCCTGCAAAGGCTGCACACGCGGTTCGTGCTCTGGAAACGCGACACGGACTATCGGCTCCGGCACAACGGGCAAGTGTGCTACCTGCGGGCTTTGCTGAACGATATGTTCGACCCCATCGACCGGAGGATCACCATCACCGAAACGGTAGAGAACATCGGGCACATCGTCCTGCACAAGCGCGAAATGGACGAGGAGCTGCTCGTCCCGGCGCGAGGCGCCGGGCGGGTGGTGATCGTGAACCGCCGCGGCTACGGCGGCGTGAGCGGTTATGATTTCTGGGTGAACATTCCGCTGGCGCTCTACGGCGAGGTAGACGTGGCGCAGGTCGCGGCCGTGGTGAACACCTACAAACTGGCATCCAAACGTTTTTCGACAAACTTCATCTGACAATGCGACAAATATTCGGCAGGTATCTGCTGCAACCCAACAAAGATTTTCCGGTCGATTGCGAAACTTTCGACTACCTGCAGACCAACATGCACGTCGTGTCGATCCTCGGCAACCTTGCGGGCGACAAGGCCGTCCTGTTGGGATGCGAACAAACGGACAACGGCCGCAAACGCTCCGAGGGCTACGTGTTCCTGCGCACGAAAGAGCACCCCGAGGGCGAAGTGCTCTACTGGGAAGGCGGCACGACGACGGGCGGCATGTACCTGCGGCAGGAACCCCTTTCCGTCACGGCACAAGGCTACGACTATCCGCAGGCATACGTGAGGCGTTCGCTGGCTCCGGGCATCGGCGAAGAAAATTACAAATGGGAGGATTTTCACGACGCGCAGTCGCTCCCGGCTCTGGAAAAGGAGCTGGAAGACATGCGCCTGCGGCTCGAAAAACTCCAGCGTACACCGCTCGGGATGGTCGAAACATGGGCCGGAGTGACGATTCCCGAGGGGTATCTGCTTTGCGAAGGACAGCAGCTTCGGCAAACGGAGTATCCGGAATTATTCGCCGCTCTCGGCTCGGCGTTCAACAACGGCTACGACTGTAACGGACGCAGGTTCACGACCTCGGTGGGCTTCTTCCGGCTTCCCGACCTGCGCGGGCGTTTCGTGGTGGGGTTCAACGGCAGCGACGAAGATTACAAGATCTACGGTGCCGTCGGCGGCAAGAAAACCCACCAGCTCACCGTGGAGGAGTTGCCTGCGCACGATCACGGGCTGTTCCTGAGGAATGCCGGGCGGCGTTTCACCGGGGGCGGCTCGGCGAACGCCCTCGACGAAGGTAGCGGCCGCACGGATGCCACGGGCGGCGGAAAGGCTCACGAAAACCGCCCGCCGTACTACGCACTGGCCTATATCATGCGAACCAAATAGTAGACGACAATGATTGGAACAGACACCCTTGTCCTGATGGTCGTGCTGACATGTACACCCGTCGATACGCCCCGGCAGCAGACGGCTTTCGACCGTTTCAGAGCCGACCTCAAGGCGGCATCCTGCCGGGCGAAGGCCGAGACGACCCGGCAGACCTCCGCCCGGTACGAAGAGATCGTCCGCAGTGCGGAAGAACTCAGACACACGATAGATAGCATCCTGCGCCGAACACCGCAGGAACGCAAACGAATGAACGAACACCTCAAGAAATACGGAAATGGCGATTAGAGTTCGCGCCATGCTGCGCAAATGGTTCGGCAGGGGCATGTATCCCACGGCCGAGCAGTTCTCGGATGTGTTCGACAGCTTCTGGCACAAGACCGAGGACGAGATTTCTATGGATAAGGTCGGGGGACTCACCGACCGGCTCAACGGCAAATATCCGGCTGCCGATGGCGAGCGGCTCGAGGAACAGGTGATGAAGGTCGAAAAGAAGCTGACCGACTACATCGGACAGACTGACGAAGCCATCGACCAGCTGCGCGAGCAGTTGAGTAACCTGCAATCGGTAGTCGAAAACGACTGCGTGCAGCGAACGACCCGCGTGATCCTTCGCGGTGGCTCGCCCGCAGATTTGGCAAACGAAAACAACAAATAAACACATACAACAATGGCGGACAAAGAAACATTGGCAGCGTTGGAGCAGGTACTGCTTGCGGCGCGCATCGCAAACGTGATTGGAACCGAGGCCCAGTGGGACTCGGCAAACCCCGTCCTGCTCGACGGTGAGATCGGACTGGTGAAGGGCACGAGCCCCGTGAAATTCAAGGTCGGCGACGGCACGAAGAAATGGTCGGAGCTCGGCTGGGGACAGCCGACCACGCTCGCGCAGCTCGCGGCCGATGCCACCCATCGGCTCGTAACCGACACCCAAATCGCAGGCTGGGACAATAAGGCCGAGAGAACGGCAGCCACGGCCACGGCAGACGGTCTGATGTCGGCGGCCGACAAGAAGAAACTCGACGGAGTGGCGGGGCGGGGCGACAAAACCCACCCACCCGCGCCCACACCACCGGCG